GAATGGATTTCTACACAGTTAAAGGATACAAGACATCAGATGCAAAGGACTACGAAAAGAATGAATGGGATAAAGGACATGTAGCTCCTGCAGCAGACTTTAGCTGCACAAGAGATATGTTACTTAAGACCTTCTCTTATTTGAATTGTACATTACAACACGAACGGTTAAATAGAGTACACTGGAGGTTACTTGAAGACTACGAGAGACTATTGGCAGTTACAGAGGGACCTGTAGCAGTGGAGGTTAAAGTACTCTTCGACAACAATCCCAGACGAGTGGCTTCAGGTGCAGCTATCCCTTCCGCTTTCCGTAAGACAATTAAAACAAAAGCTAAGACACTTTGTTTTTACTTTAAAAATGAACCGCCTACAAAACCAACCTTTGCGGATTACCAACTTAAATGTAACTAGACATGGCACTAAAAGTAGATAATAAACTATACCTAAGTTGGGATGACATCACCGACAGCGTAGATAGGGTATGCAAACAAATTGAGAAGAGTAATTTTGAAATAAAATCTGTAACAGGATTGAAAAGAGGAGGACTAATTCCAGCAGTCCTTATCTCACACAAACTAGGCTTACCTTACGTAGAATCTATTAACATTAGTACTTTGGTAGTAGATGACATATGTGATACAGGAGAGACGTTGTTAGGAATAATTACTCCATTCACAGCAGTACTACATCACAAACCATCAGCGAAATTCAAACCAACATTCTTTGGAGAGGAAGTAGGAGATGAGTGGTTAGTATATCCTTGGGAGAGAAAGGATGCAGAAGCAATTCAAGATTACTTAAAGAAGTAAAATGGAGATCGAATATAGACCTTGGGGATTCTACGAGGTATTAGTAGACCTACCTAACTACAAAGTAAAAAGAATCACAATCAATCCAGGTAAACGTCTTTCGTATCAATATCATGAATGGCGTCAAGAACAGTGGGTAGTGGTGCTAGGAACCCTATCCATAGTTCTAGATGATCAAAAAGTATTCAGAGAAGTAGGAGAGTCGATTACAATTCCATTAGGAGCTAGACATAGAGCCTGGAATGAAACTGACAGCAATGTACAGTTCATAGAAGTGCAAACAGGAGACTACTTTGGAGAGGATGATATAATAAGAATAGAGGACGATTTTAATAGAGTATAAACTAAAAAACAAACAAACATGGGATATTGGATAGTAACCGTACAGCTACAACATGAAACCGACAAAGGTCGTATTCAAAGAACAAATGAACAATACTTAGTAGATGCAGTATCAGCTACAGAAGCTGAAGCTAAGATCTATAAGGACTTTGAAGGAGAATCAAACTTTGAAGTAATCAGAGTAGTTCAGTCTAAAATTATTAAAGTAATTGAATAAAAAAGTTGCCTCTTCGGAGGCAATTTTGTATATTAATGAAAAAGTAAATAGTTATGTTAAACAACGCACAACAAGTAGAACAACTTCTACAGACAAATGGCAAAGGAGCTAAGGCTCAAGTAGGTTATGACCTAACACTAAAGTCAATAAAAAGAATACATGGAGGATCAGTATTTGCTGATAAGACAGAAGTACTTTCTTACACTGACGAAATAATCACAACACAGAAAGGCAAGCAGGTTTATGAACTAGCTCCAGACACCTACAGCATTACTTTCGAACAAGGAGTTAAACTACCAAGTAACAAGACAGCATTCATTAGACACAGATCAAGTGTACTAAGATGTGGAGCAACCATCACATCAGGAGTATACGATCCAGGATTCGAAGTAGAAGAAATGGGAGCAGTTATGATCACTACACAACCAATTACTATTGAGGTAGGAGCTAGAGTAGCTCAGATCATCATCTTGGATAACAATGATGCAGAGTTGTATGATGGACAATGGCAAGGAACCAAAGACGTTAAGTAGTATGAGTGTACAAACTAAAACAACAGTAATCGTTAAGCTAGCAGTTGATGCAATGCACAACTTCCCACTAGCAGCTGAGCTATTCCCAGAGGTAGCATTCTTAGCAGATAGACACAGACATATGTTCCACTTCACAGTTAGCAAAGTAGTTAACCACGATGATAGGGATGTTGAGTTTATCATGTTTAAAAGAGACCTACTACACTATTTGGAATACAAATACTACAAGAACGAAACACGAACTCATGAGTTTGGACCTAGATCATGTGAGATGTTAGCACGTGAGATCTTAGACAAGTTCGATTGTGAATGGGTTGAGGTTTGGGAGGACTATGAGAACGGAGCTAAAGTAGAGAAGGTATAATGAAAGTACTATTTTTATTTGGTGAGATATGCTCAGGTAAGAGCACATTTGACGTAGGACAACAATCAGTACGACTGACAGTATCTAATGTAGTAAAGAGGTTAATGCAATCTGAGGACAGAGAGATACTTCAGAATTCAAAGCACTTAGATACTCGTATTGCAGATGAGATTATAGAGGAGATTCACATGATGCATACATTCGTAGATGAACTACCTCAGTACTTTATCGTAGATGGAATTAGACAGTACACTATTCTTGCTCAAATAGAACAATGGATGAGTACTAACTTACCTAATGTAGAGCTAGAGTATCTTTGGTTAGAGGTTGATCAACAAGAACGTAAACGTAGGTTCGAAGCTCGTAACGATGCTAAAGATAATTTATCATTTGAAGAGGCAGAAAAAAGAGACAATCTGTTGGGATTGTCAGAATTATTTAGTATATTAAAGGAACAAAAGAAAATATAATTATATGGAATTACTTAAAAAAGCCAATGGCAACATGCCTCGTACATCTGAGGAGAAACAACAAATGATCGAACAAGCTGCAAAGTATTACGGTGAGTTCTTGACAGCATTAGGATTTGATTGGAAAGCAGATCCACATAGTGATCGTACACCACATCGTGTAGCTAAGGCATGGGTTAATGACCTTATTGCAGGATCAATCAGTGAGGTACCAGAGGTTACAGCATTCCCTAATGATGAAGGATACACAGGATTGATTTGCCAAACACGCATCCCAGTAATGAGTATGTGTGCACACCACAACTTAACATTCTCAGGAGTAGCTCACGTAGCATACATTCCAGGTAAAGAGAAAACAGATTTAGTTGTAGGATTGAGTAAGTTAAATCGTATCGTTGACTTCTACTCACGTAGACCAAATATCCAAGAGTCGTTAACAAAACAAATTCATGATCACATTGATAAATTGTGTATTGGAAACAGAGGAGTGGCTGTAGTTGTAGAATCACAACACAACTGTGTTAAGTGTAGAGGAATCAAACAAGACTCAGTAATGAAGACATCACAAATGTCAGGGTACTTCTTTGATAATGAAATTGGTACTCGTCAAGAGTTCTTCCACTTAATCGATCAGAGCCGTTACTAAGATGGACGTATACGTAATATCACCAGTAAGTAATTTAGAGCCAATGAAGTTAGGAGATCGTATCTTCGCATTGGCTCACTTATGGGTTCAGTTTCCTGAGTACAGAGCATTTATCTTAGATCAAAAGGAACAAGGTAAGTACATTACATTAGACAACTCAGCAGCTGAAAGAGCATTAGTTACAGAGAATATCTTAATTGATATCTGTAGAGAACTTATGCCTGATGAAGTAATTGCACCAGATGTACTATTCAATAAGTACGAAACAATTGCAAATGCAATTAGCTTCAGAAACAGAATGGAACGAGAAGGATTGCTAGGAACAATTGACATATTCTTTTGTCCACAAGGAGAGAGCAAACAACACTGGTTGGATGCCTACCAATGGGGACTAGCACAGGACTTTGTTAATGTAATTGGATTCTCTAAGATAGCTGTACCAAATGCTTGGTTAGATAACTACACAGACGATCAAGGAATTAAAGAAGCACGTCACATGGCTTACGATTACTTGAAAGCAGAAGGGATGTTACTTAAACCTATTCACTGTTTAGGACAAGGAGATCCAACAGAGTTTGCATACTACGATCATCCAATGATGAGAAGTACAGACTCAGTCTATCCAGTATTTGCAGCATCGTTAGGACAGGACTTCTCAGTTGATCACAAGACTCGTACACCTACTCCACACAACTTCTTGGAGACGTTTGATATGTCAAATGTAGATATGCAACTAGTAGAATCTAATGTACAGTTTTTAAAGAACCAAGCAAAGTAGTATGGAAGAGTTAGTTGAGTATTTAAAGGCAAGTGCGCAAGTAGTTGAAGGAGTTGAGATGGTACCGTTAGAGGTAGCACTAACAGCTCTCAATACAGCCAATGCGACTCTTGCACTAGAAGGGTTACACGAAACGATTGCAGAACTATACCAAGCACTATCACAAACTCAAGATTTAGATGAGCAGGAAGTATAACGTAGGAGATATGGTAATTATCAATTATGATAATGAAATACTAGATGCAGAGGTATTTGCTCACATCAACTTAGATCTAGGAACAAAATCAGCATATAGTCTTAGGATAGGTAATCACTACATATTCGTTAGAGAAGAAGAAATAATAGAAAAAACAGTTGCTTAATCGCAACTGTTTTCGTATCTTACTACTATACAAAATCAGTTATGCAAATAGAAAAGAAGTACTACCATGTTGACAATATTGAGACAGTCAACCTATTAATTGAACACATTAACCAATCTGAAGTTATCGCATACGATACTGAGACAACTGGATTGAATGTAAGAAGAGATCAAGTTGTAGGATGGTCAGTGTCAGGAGACATAGGGATAGGATTCTATTTACCCACTCAGCAATGGAACAAAGAGACAGAGCAATTAGAGGAGTGTTTGATTGGAGGTAAAGGAGCACATGATATTACTAAGAAGTTACTACCAATGCTTGTTAACAAAAAGCTAGTAATGCACAATGCCTCTTTCGATACCAGGATTACCAAGAACTTCTATGGAATAGATCTACTTCCAAGTCTTTGGGTCGATACTGCACTACTTGTTCACACAGTACAAGAAGAGGGAGCAGGTATGGGAGTATTTGGTCTTAAACCATTAGCAATATCTATCCAAGAGCATATTGGATTAGATGTACAGGAAGCAGCTAATAAGGAACAGGTTGAGCTAAAAGAATCAATCAAAGCCAATGGAGGATCTACTACAAAGGATCTATATGAGATCTACAAAGCAGATATGCCAATCCTGTCTAAGTATGCTGCTGCCGATACCGATTTAACTTTAAGAGTTTGTTACCACTTCCTTAAAGTACTTAAGGAGGAAGGACTAGAGCAGTTCTTTTTCGAAGACGAGGTAATGCCACTTTATAAAGAAGTAACAGTTCCTATGGAGGAGTTTGGAGTAGCATTAGATATTCCATTACTAGAAAAAACTAGAGAGGATATCATTAACGACTTGCAGACCAACAAGAAGATCGTAATCGATAGTATCATCAGTATTCCAGAAGCAAAGGAATGGGTAGTTGATACAGCACTTACAAACTATCCACCATCACATAGAGGGAACTGGGCACAGAACCTAATCATGATGCACTCTCTTCCATTGGAGAGAAGTGAGAAGACAGGTAAGTACTCTCTAACAAAAAAAGCAGTTGAGCAATTAGACGATAGTAACATTAAGCAGTTTCTATTGACAGGTGATGTTAGTCTATTGGATGAGATGGAGGTTGTTAGGATCTCGATATCAATGTGGAAGGAAGAGAATGGAGGAGACTACCTTAACATTCAATCTAAGAAACACTTAGGTGAGATTGCATTCAAGTATATGAAGATCCCACCACTAACTCAAACAAGCAAAGGTCAAGATCAGTTTGATATGGATATGCTAGAGAAGTTGGCAGAGACTCATGACTGGGCAAATAACTTGAGAATATACAACAAGCTAGTTAAGATCAAATCAACATACATCGATAGATTCTTAGATGGTCAGGAAGATGGTAGATACTACTTCTACTATAAGCAAAATGGTACAGTATCAGGACGATACGGATCAGATGCACAACAGCTACCTAAACCTAAAGAAGAAGGAGAAGATGCTCCAATCATTGTACATTATACAAATGTAGTAAGGGAGTTCTTAATTGCAGGAGAAGGAAGAAAGCTGATCGATAATGATTACACCTCACTAGAGCCACACTGCTTTGCATCTGTAACAGGTGATGCTAACTTGCAAGAGATATTTAGTAATGGATGGGACTTCTACTCTACAGTTGCAATTAGAACTGAGAAGTTAGATCAAGATTTAGTTAAGTATCCAAACGGAGTATCTCCAGACACTAAGTCACCAATCTTCTTGAAGAAGATAGATCCAGTAAAGAGGAACCAAGCTAAACCATACTCATTGGGTATTGCATACGGAATGGAAGCATACGCATTGGCTAAGACCTTAGACATCTCACAAAAGGATGCTGAGAAGTTGGTAGATGGTTACTTAGATGGATTCCCACAATTAAAGGAATGGAGAATAGAATCAAGAAACAAAATCAAGAAGTACGGCTACATCCAAAATAAGGTAGGACGTATTCGTCACTTACCTAAAGTGAAGTTGATCTTTGATAAGTTCGGTGACCAAGTATTGGATTGGAGATTCAGAAAAGAGTTAGAGACTAGATACGGTAAGGAGCCAGTAACTCAAATGTACAGAGACTATCGAAATGGATTGAATAACTGTCTTAATTACCAACTACAATCACTTGCAGCAGCGGTAGTGAACAGAGCAGCAATTCAAATTAATAGAAAGGCAAAGGAGTTAGGAGTAGATGGTAGAGTGCAGGCACAGATTCATGACCAGTTGATCATAAACGTAAGAGAAGATCAAGCTGAGATGTTCATGCCATACGTACAAGACTTGATGGAGAACACAACACAACTACCAGGAGTTACACTAAAAGCACCACCACAAATAGCAAATAACTTCGCTGAAGGGCATTAGAAAGTTGTTTCTTTGCATATTTATTCATATATTAATAAAATAAGTTTTAAAAATTAAATCAGTTTATGTCAAAAACGTTACAGCCACAGAACGACCGAGTGCTTATTAAGCCAGTCGAATCAGGAGAAGAGATGTATGGTAACATCATCATCCCAGACATGGGTAAAGAAAAACCAGAAATGGGAGAGGTTATTGCAGTAGGTCCAGGACGCCAGTCAGAGTTTGGACACTTCATCAGAGTAAATGCTAAAGTAGGAGACTTCGTATTGATCCCAAAGATCGGTTCATTGAGAATTGACTTTGAAGGACAAGAGTACTTCCTTACACCAGACAGAGAGATATTAGCAATAGTTTTAGAATCACAAGACAATGAGTAAACAAATCAGTTTTTCAAAAGATGCTAGAGAGAAGTTACTTTCAGGAGTAAATCAATTAGCAGATGCAGTTGTATGTACATTAGGACCATCAGGACGTAATGTAATTATTGAACAACAAATGGGTAATCCAACCTCAACTAAAGATGGTGTTACTGTAGCAAAAGCAGTAGAGCTAGAAGACGTAGTAGAGAATATTGGAGCACAATTAGTAAAGCAAGTATCTATTAAGACAGGAGATGAAGCCGGTGACGGAACAACTACTTCTACATTACTTGCAAGAGAGATCTACAAACAAGGATTGCAAGAGTTAGAGAACTCTAATGCAGTAGAAGTTAAGAGAGGTATTGACATTGCTACTAAAGAAGTAATCAAGTACTTACAGAATGAGTATTCAAAAGATATTACTGATGAAGCTCAAATCAAACAAGTAGCAACAATCTCAGGTAATAATGATCCAGAAGTAGGTACGTTAATCGCTACAGCTATGGATAAAGTAGGAAGAGATGGAGTTGTAACTATTGAAGAGTCTAAGACAGGAGAGACCTATCTTGAAACAGTAGAGGGTATGCAATTTGGTAGAGGTTATAAATCACCTTACTTCGTTACAGACAATGCTACAATGACAGCAGTATTGGACAATCCACTTATCTTAATCACAGAGAAGAGAATCCAACACGTAAAAGAAATGCTTCCATTACTTGAAGCAGTATCTCAACAAAACAAATCATTACTTATCATCTCGGATGACTTAGATGGGGAAGCTCTTTCAACACTTGTTGTAAACAAGATGAGAGGTATCTTAAAAGTCGTAGCAGTTAAAGCACCTGAGTTCGGAGACAAGAAGAAAGCTATGTTGGAAGACATTGCAGCTCTAACAGGAGGTACAGTAGTATCTGAAGAGAAAGGTATGAAGCTAGACAAATTCAATCAAGATTGGTTTGGTAAGGCTAGAAAGGTAGTAGTAGGAAAAGATACAACTACAATTGTAGATGGTAAAGGAACTGAGGAAGCTATCACAGAACGTATCGAGAACTTGAAAGAGTTAATCGACAATACAGTTTCACCTTATGAGAAAGAAATTCTACAAGACAGATTAGCAAAACTCGTAGGAGGAGTAGCAATGGTTCACGTAGGAGGTCATACCGAAGTTGAAATGAAAGAGAAGAAGGATAGAGTTGATGATGCACTTCATGCTACTAAAGCAGCTTTAGAAGAAGGTATTCTACCAGGAGGAGGTATTGCATTACTAAATGCTTCAACTCACCTAGAAGGTATCTTAGAAGGCGACTTAACATCTCATCCAGATCAAGAGAAAGGAATCAACATTATCATCAGAGCAATCAGAAAGCCATTTGAACAAATCCTATTGAATGCAGGAGAGACTCAAGAAACTATTCACGAAAGAATGTACGAACTTGCACAAGGAGATAGTAAGTGGAAAGGATTTAATCCAAGAACAGGTAAGTACGTTGATATGTTAGAGACAGGAATCATTGATCCAACTAAAGTAACAAGATTGGCCTTAGAGAATGCAGCTTCAGTTGCAGGTACAATGTTAATCACAGAGTGTGTTATATCAAACGTAAAAGAAAAGGATGGACAAGATGCAGGAGTAGATCCTAGCATGTTCATGTAATATTAATCTAAATTTAAACAAAATGAACAAACAAGAGTTATTCGAAAAGATTGACGGGTTGTATCAAGAATTCGTTGCACAACACAACGGAACAACTAAAAAGTCACAAGCCAACGCAAGAAAGGCAATCGGAGAGGTTAAGAAGTTGATCACAGAGTACAGACAAGCATCGACAGCAGAGAGCAAATAAGCAGGGGACCGAGAGGTGAGGGGCGCGCAACTCCCCTCACCGAAGGTGTCACGCGGATTTTTCACGAACAATCAAACAAAAAATAGTTATGACAATACTAGAATCAGTATCTTTAGTACTAGTAATCTTATTAGTTTCGACAGCAATTGCATACAACATGCAGAAAGGAACCCCAACCCTAGGCAACTTTACCGAGGATCTTGACCAAGACCTAGAGGAAAAACCTAAGGCAAAAGCAAAAGCCAAGGCAAGTGACAAGGTATTCCCTACCGAGGCAGCGATCAACCAAGATGGTGGAGAGGTCGAAGAACCAACCAAGCCAAAGAAAAAAAGAAAGTACTACCCAAAGAAACCTAAAACGCAAAAGTAGTTATGAACTCAAGAGCAAAGTACGAGGAGATCAAGGACACCCTAATAGGCAACGACATTGACGACAACCAAAGGAGAACCAAGATTATCCTAGATATATTGAAGAGTGTGGACAAGACCAAGAGATTGGATACGTTCATTGATAAGGCAGAGAATGTATTGAAAAACAATCCGTCGTTCTCGACCTTGGTGATCTTTCAGATCGCAGCCGATGATGCTCTTGTTGATGAATTCTACAGCTAATTAAATTATGGAACAACCAAGAATGAATCTATCGATCGATCAAACCTCGCCGGTAGAGTGTGAGAAATGCAACGGGACTTTCTTCGAGGAAGCCCTTCACATTAGAAAAGCATCGGGACTATTAACAGGTACCGGACAGACAACGTACATGCCCATTCCGGTATTCGCGTGCAAGGCCTGCGGCCATGTCAACACTGAGTTCCTTCCAAAGGAATTAAAAAACCTAAGTGCTGGGGAATAAACTCAGACTTTGATTAAACATTTAAAGAGGCCTCGTGCCTCTTTTTTTTGTGCCTATTTATTTAAAAGAAGGTTACTATTAATTGGTTGTGGTTTAATTAACCTAATAAAATAGATTTATGGCTTTCAAAGACATTTTTAAAGACACAAACGATTACAACGAGAAGACCGTAATCGGATTTTTATCATTTGCAGTTATGACAATTGTAATGATCGCAGACCTAGTAACAGGATACATGGGTCAAGAGCTTCCACTTAACGAGTATGTATTTAATGCATTTATGTACATCACATTAGGATCATTTGGAATCGCAGGTATCGAGAAGTTCGCACCAGGTAAGAAAGAAGAATCAACAGAAGAATAATTAGATTATGAGTTTAAAGAGTTTACAAGCAAAAATTGGAGTAACAGCAGATGGTGCTTTTGGTCCTGGAACAATGAAAAAAGCAATGGAGTTTTACAAACTAACTCCAGTGAGAGCAGCTCACTTCTTTGCACAAACAGCTCACGAGTCAGGAGACTTCAAAGCATTTTCAGAAAACTTAAACTACTCAGCTCAAGGGCTTCAAGGTATCTTTGGAAAATACTTTCCAGGTAACCTAGAAGAGTCTTACGCTCGTCAACCAGAAAAGATCGCTAACAGAGTTTATGCATCTAGAATGGGTAACGGAGATGAGAAATCAGGAGACGGATACAAGTTTAGAGGAAGAGGTGCTCTTCAATTGACAGGTAAAGATAACTATGCAGCATTTGCAAAGTACTTAGGTAAGCCAGAAATCATGACACATCCTGATTTAGTAGCTACAGAGTATTCTTTCGAATCAGCTATGTTTTTCTTTGATAAGAACAAACTATGGGAGATATGTGATAAAGGTGTTAACGATGCCGCTATCCTAGCTCTTACAAAAAGAATCAATGGGGGTACTCATGGATTAGAAGATAGAACTAATAAAACGAAAAAGTATTACGAATACGTAAAATAGTTTAATCTATAAGATGAAAACACTCTCAGCAATAATACTAACATTGACAACAGCATGTGCATTTATAGGTTCATACTTCATGGACTTAACAGCAGATAACATCGAACAATATCTATCAGTAGGATTCGTAATCTTTGCAGATGGGTACTTCGGTATTTGGGCAGGGATGAAGAGAGAGGGATTCCAAACCCGCAAGGCTCTTAAAGTAATCAAGACATTCGGATTCTGGGTAGTAATGCTATCAGCTATACTAACTATCGAAAAAGGATTTGCAGGTACTTCTTGGCTAAGCGAAACTATAATGGCTCCATTCTTAGTATTCCAGTTAATCAGTATATTGAAAAATGCTTCAATGGTAGGAGTAGTTCACAACGAACTACTGGTACAGATCCTAGACAAGTTGGATAAGCATAAAGGAGAGCGACAAGACTAATTTAAAATAAACAATAAAGATGGGTTGGATTATGTCCAACCTTTTCTTATATTAGAAAGATATGATAAGAAACAATTCACAGAATATATTACTAGGGATAGTGGTTATTCTAGCTGCTTGGAACATCTTTACGACCAACAGCGTTAAGACAGACGTACAGGGGTACAAGGATAAGATCCAGGCCCTACAGGTACAGGTTGATTCAGCTCAGGCTGTAAACAATGTAATTGATACTAAGATAGACTCTGTAAGAGAAAAAGTAGTACACATTACAGAAGAGATCAACCACATAGATAACAATATTACAATAATCAAAAAACAAACAGATGAGAAAGTTAATCGTGTTGACAGCTATTCTGCTAACGAGCTTGAGCAGTTTTTCGCAGACAGATACAACAAAGGTACGAATTAGTAGTCCAATTGCTAGATTGGTAATTAAGGACTTAGTTAAGTACGACGGAGCTGTTTTAGAATTAAAAGCAACTCAAGACAAAGTAGTTAAGTTAGAAGAGAGAGAAGGACAAAAGGATGGTATCATCAAATTGCTAGAAGACAAAGTAAAGAATACGCTATTCATTGTTGACACTCAGAAAAAACAATTAAACCTATCGGCTGAGTTAACTGAGAAGTTAAACAAAGAGCTGAAAGGACAAAGGAGAAAGACCTTCCTATATAAAGCAGGAACGGTTGTAGGACTTGTAACCACATCATACTTATTAATAAAATAGAATAAAATGGCTAAACAAAAAGCAATCGTAGAGGAGACTCTACCAGTAGAGCAAGTTATCGTACAACAAGCACCAGTAGTTGAAACAGAAGAAGCTATTGAAGTAGGAGAAACAATCGTAGAGGAGCTTCCAGCACCAAAAGTAGAACTAGAAGATGTAGCAATCGTAGAAGAGGTATTCGAAATAACTCCAGAAGCTGAGCAAGTAGTTGAAGAGCAAGTTGAAGAGGTTATTCAACAAGTAGTTGAAACTAAACCAGCACCTGCAGCTCCTAAAGCATCTAATGAAGTAGGAGTAGTACGTATTTTGCAAAAGACACCTAGTGGATTCAGGCTGCTATTAGAGACAGGAGAGATCGTTAAGGTATCAAAAGCTCAGTATACAAAAGGACAGTCGACAATTATCCTTTAAAAAGATACGAAAAGGCTTGTTTATTCAAGCCTTTTTTACTATATTAAAGTTATAATCAAATATTGTTATGAATTCAAAGGAGATACAAGTTACGATTGACGAAC